TTTAAAACCTACCAATCTTTTCCATCAACGCGATGGAATCTTTTTACTTTCAGAACGTCACTTCGGACGTTCAGAAATCGACCGCAGACGCTGTTGCAAACGTGCAACATGAGCTCACCTGCGCTCGCCTGGCAGCGGCACTTCCAACGGATGTCGCTATGAACGACAACGAGCTACGCGTGGCTCAAAGTCTGTTCAATCGCCGGCAAATCATTCAAAAGAGCCCATTGCGGTTCTTTTCTCACCCCGTTCTCCATTTTCTCAATGACTACGCTAACGAGCGATGTCGTGAGATGATGCAGATTGAACATTCAAAGGGGTACCCAACGCTTGAAATCGGTGCTTCCACTCATACGTGCGCCAGTCACTCTTGCCGATATATCACTGACAATCGTGACGCCGCCCGATTTGCGTTCCAAGACCAACATCTTGATCTTAAAACTTACGTACAAACTCGATCACACGCGTTAGAAAATCGAGTTTGCGTTAACGGCGCACATAAGTGTCACTTCTTAGCCCGTACTGCATATTCTGTTAACGCGCTTTATGACACTTCATTTGATGATATTGCCACCATTTTCAACAATCATGAACTCGAACAAATGTTCGTGTGGCTTTATCTACCCAACGTGCTTTACGACCGCGACTATCGACTAATAGATAACACTAGCGGCTATTACACTATCGCCTTTAATAAAGACCTTGTGTCTTTCTACTATGGTGATGGTAACTTCGTTTATGAACACGCCTACGATAACTGGGCGCGTTGGGCCCACACCACCCTCATCGAAACTAGTCACTTTAACATCGTGATCGAGTCCGTTGAGCGCTATGGTGTGTTTAATATGTTAAAGCTCGATCGCGTCGGTAAGTTTAATACCATACCTCGACGACCTGTTTTAACTGAGATGACTACTAATTTTGTATTCATCCCTAATCTCGTCTTCTATGCAATGCGCGGTTGCGAAGACGTGATTAAAGATCTCCCTAAGTTTCTCGTACCTTGCGCCATTTTTGATCGCGCAATAGCCTATGCCTGTCGCCAGGTTGATGCTAATGGCTACTCTTACACGCAATTTGCCACTAATTGCGACACCTACCGAGAGAAAGTACGAATTGGGAGCCAAATATTTTGGGACGGATGGAAAGTAGCCTCCGAAGATTATCAGGCTATTGTACAGTCCTTATTCATTCTTGGCGCAATAGCTCGCACATCTCGAACCTTGACTATTGGCAAGATTTTTAAAGAAATCGGCATTGATCTTACCGCAGGTTCGATCAAGAAATTGTGGTTACGCCTTGGGAAGTGGTTTTCGCGCACCACTACGCCTAAATTTCTTCGTTCAGTACAACTCGACGACGAATTAGGCGACGCCACTTGGAACAATACATCTCTACTCAATTTTGACATGACTGAAGCCGTGAAGCCACGAATTGTAGGGTTAAAATATCGTGTCAAGAAGAACACCAGGCAACTACCGGTGTGGGCTCCTATCGTTAACGAAATAATACCACCTTATTCCCGTAGCACACACGCTAGTTTGTCTGATGATGTCCCGGAAGATTACATTCCCTCATGGATCACCCGAGGCCCTAATCGACGCACCGTAAAACCCATCAAACATGCATTCAGTCTGGCTTCTTTTGCCTCACTTACGGAATCGATCGAAGTCATTAGTGAATCAAATCATTCGTCTTCCGAGTCTCTCAACTCAACCGATACCGCCGTCGAAACATCATGGGTCGCCCCGAAATTTCTCACGCACCCTGACATAACGATTTACGATGGCGAAGGACTTGAGTTTGCTGGCGACGAACGACAACTCGCAGTTGTGACCAATATCGAAGTCGCCGCCATGTTCCGAGAATTACACTCTACAGAAGATTTCGTATATATTCACGTCACCAACCATAAAATTCCAAACGCCCAACGCGTTAAGTTTTCGTGTAAAGGTACCCGGCGATTTTTAACATGTCCTTATTCTTACGATTCATATGCGTATATTAACTATCGCCCTGGCTGGTGCTTACTACAAGCCTTCACGCGCAGTTTGCGCATAACCATGCCCGAAGTTAATTTCGGGCGCGTNTGGTTCGCTACGTTCGCATCTTCGTATGAATATTCTTTCGACGACAATTTTCTTAGTTTCGTTTCCATGTCCGCCTCATCATTCCGTCGTCAGCTTTATGATTATTTCTTGCACGCGGATTATGACAACCGATTCTGTGACGTATTACCGCATATATTATCTGAAACTTGGCAGCATCGCATTAATATTTACAATCGACAGAACGGATCAAAGCCGTTCTATACTATTAATAGCGAGTTTGATTGGCCGTTAATTGAGCTTGATTTAAATGAAGACCACTACGTACCCCATCTTCGTGGCGGTCTCACCCGCACCGAACGCAAGTGGAATAATTTGTTTGCAAATTTTGAACTACGAGATCGTACTGCTTGTGATCTATCCGCTGCTCCTGGCAATGCGTCTTTGCAAATGATAAACGCCGGTGCTCGTGTCAGCTCATTCGTCTATGTCGGCCATTCTGCTCTTGAACCATACATCCTCGAGCAGAACAACATCCCATATGTTACATACCACGATATGATTGAAGTGGCTAAATTGCGCACTACTTACGACATTTTATTCGTTGATTGCGCAACCGAATTTAACAGTGAACACATTATAGACCAAGCTGTTAGTTTTCTACCCGACTTACTCAGAGTTGGTGGTACGCTAGTCGTCAAGCAATTTAACCCTACCGATGTCACTCGGCAGTTACACGCACGTTTTGAATCCTTCCAGTCTTATGATCGTGACGATCTTCTTGGCGAAGAGACCCCTTCCATCGAATCTTTTCTGGTATTTGAGCACTACGACGGTAAGCCTATTTATGTCACTCGTGACATCACCGTCAAATTACCTAAGAACGAGATCCTCGATTATTTAGATTGTGGGGACATTCCTATTGCCATTAAAGTGCGTGACATTTACCGCGATCAAATCCTAAAAGGACCGGAATCTTATGATCTCACATTCCGTGTGCTTACTGGTATTGCCGGTTGTGGTAAAACTTACCATTATTATAACACTTATCACTCCGACAAACAACTTATCTGTCCCACCAACCAATTGGCACAACAAAATAATCGCTCTATCACTGAGCACAAGTTCATCTTGCAGAAGAAACGCAACGTATGTTGTGTCGATGAAGCACAGTCCTATCACTTGGGATTTTTCTATTTTATTCCGAATGGATCTATTCTCATGGGAGACGGCGACCAGATTAATAACATCCGCTGTAAGGTTAACATTTTCAATTTTGTTAACGTACCGACGCTAAATCGATTTACGTATCGCATCCCACAAGATTGCGTCGAGCCCATTGAGAAAATAATTAAAACTAAATTCCTCTCACGTTCAACTGTCGACCGTTCGATAACTTATAAATTCGACGAACATATGCAGAACATTGCATTTAATCAAGATTCTGCTGCTGACGCACATGGCATTACAGTTCATGGTGCTATGGGATCCACTTTTCCCACCGTAACCGTTATTGCTGATGCTCGTGCTAGAGGAACTCAGCTGCTTGACAATTATCGGTATTTATATGTCGCTATGTCCCGTCACACTAACCAAATATATTTTAAAGGTGATGCTGATAACATTGCTAGATTTTATATTGATGGTGCGGGGTTCGACACGTTGAGAGAAAAAGGCGCCCCCCTTCCTGTCACCGATCATTATCCTGCTCGTGTCGCTTGTGATGTCACAACTGATGCCAACGACGTTGTGCATGAAAAATTCGGTGTTACACCAGACATGATTTGTGATATAATAGCCGAGATATTACCTGCCGCTAACAACGTCACAGCTCTTGTACCTGGTTTACACTTACCACTACAAAATCCTAAGAGCACCATTCATATGTGTGCTGAGGCTGTCACCGCTCGAGACGTCAGCGTGCGTGGTAAAACCATCACCAATCGATCCAGGCAGCTGATTATGCATTTGAGCAATGACCCACGTAGCGCTCTTAAGGCTGGGATTGAGCGTTATACGGCTGCTCCGACTGCTTCTCGCCTTCCTATCGGTATTAAGGTCGCCCAGGAGAAAGCCAAGGTGATGTATGAACGCCTTGCTAAATTTCTATTTCGTCACGATAAGATTACTTACAATTTTGATATCGGGATCACACCTTCCCAGCATCCCGTGGACAAATTCGACGCACTTCTTAAAACTTGTTGCAGTCGTTTTACCTCCTCCTATTTTATGAATTGTACGGCCGATTATCTTGAAGCACTTAACCGTAAATTACCCACGTTTAGAAATAAAGCCAGCCAATCATACACTTTCAACGCCTGGCAACAGAACATTGATCGCGATATCATCGCATCACATTCTCGCACGAATAAAGTCATTACAGCCGAAGAATATCTTGGCGTTAGTGACCCGCGAGCGTTTTGGGATGAAGCCATCGAATATTTTGCCAAGAAACAAACTAAATTCAAGGCCGAGACCGCTTGGGACACCATTGACAAAGCTAACCAGGGTGTTTCAGCATGGTCGAAACGGTTAAACATCATGTTCTCCGGGATCACGCGTGCTGTCATTCAGGTGATTACTGATTTTCTCAACAATTCACGGAATGACGGCGTGCCCACTGTCATCGCCAGCGGCACAGCTGATAAAGATTTTTCAGCTAAGATAGCCTCCTTCGAATCAGAACAACACAACTTCAAAACATCACATTTTATGAACGATTACACAGAGTGGGATGCGTCTTATTCCAACATGATGGTTTATTTTGAAGCTTTATTGTTTTCGAAAGCTGGTTTCAATGAAATGCTTATCGCTGAGCATGTATGGCTTAGCAGTAATGGTAAGCTCAAATATCGTGCCAAGAATCCTCTCCACAAGTTCAAGATTTATCTTAAGACTTGTCAACACTCTGGCAAGCCGTTTACTTTCGGAGGTAATACACTCGGCAACATGGCGCTCACGGTGACATTATTTGATTTTACCAACCCCGTCTATTCGATTTGGAAAGGTGACGATTCGGATGTCAAATGCTCTGACGCTCAACCTAGCGCATTCTACGACACTTTTATGGCTGATGGGCATAAACTCAAGGTCAACTGGGATGATGTCGGTGAATTCGCCGGTTTCGTCATCACGCAGAAAGGACTCTTCCCTGACGTCATCCGTCGTTGCGCTAAATTTCTTTTCAAAGTTTACGACGACGAAGATCATTTCAATGAGGCAAAACTCAGCGTTGCGCAGGATATGGAGTGCATACTTGATAATACAGCACTTCATTATGGTTGTCACGCTTTGGCTCATCATTATCGCCCTAGCATCAAACGTAAAAATCCGTTAACTCCGATGCAGGTTATGATGCTCGCCTCATTTTGTGATCGAGCAGCGACCATGAAATACCGTGACCTCGTTGATTTCGATCAGCGGTTGCAATCAGACCTCACTAAATGCTAGGTATCCTCTTTGGATTTTAATTATTTCATTTGCTTTTATTTTCAATATTTATATTTAATCAATCTTTCATTACATTATACGAAATGAACGCTGAGGCTACATCTGAAACTCCAATCGCCGAACGTACTGTCCTCAAACATCAGGACACTATCGTCGCCACACCAACTTCCCCTGGTGCTGCATTCGTCAAGAAAGTTACCCATCCTCCCACTACTCTTTCTAACGAATACCAGGGCGTCCCCGATTCATCTAATGGCGAAGTTGTTCGCATGGAAGTTAAGTCTGAGCTCAACTTCCCTCCGGCCTATGCTGTTCTAGACGCTGATAAGAAACCTCTCGCTTTAAATACTCAGCGAATGGCTTTCCTTACGACGTCTGGTGCATATGCTTCAACTTATGCGTTTATGTGGCATAATGGCGGTTGGATGCAACCACAATCTTTCCTCGATAACGCCGGTGCTGCTGTCACACAACTTTGCCCTCCTGCTATGACCAATGCCGGCTATAATTTCCTTAATTTTAGTGGTGATGTACTTACCTATCGTAACACCTATAAGAGTGTCACCTACTATTTAAATGCTACTGATTTTAATAACCAAGGTACTGTTGCTACGTTTAAGTTTAAACCGTC